GCCTCTGGAACATCCTTTTTTGGCTTTGGGGTTACCTTGTATTTTGTTTCTAAGGCCTCGCCAACTCGATTAATTCTTAGATCATAATTACGAGGATTGCCCCAATCTGGATCATTAATTAAACCATAGATTTGGTCTTGAATAGTTCGTTGATTTATTTGCCAAATTTGAACGGCGTTATTATCATAGTTCCAAACACAGCAAGCCCAAAAATGTTTAGCTTTTTGAGTCGCTTGGCTGTCGCCTATGTCTCTCATGTCTTTACATCTGACAGGCTTTTCCGTTCCATGCATAGATTCCCACCATTCATATCCTGTAATCGGGTCGCCTAAAAATCGCAATATTGTGTCTCCTTTTTGGAGTTTAACATATCCGCCACTTGTGGCCTTTGGTAATTCGTAATCGTTAGGTAAAAAATTCATATTTAGTCTGTTTTTAAAAGGTTTAAAATTAATTGTTTTAAAGTAATACCATCCACCGCCGCCCTAACTTTTAAGGCGGTGTGGAGTTCTTCGGGTAATTTTATATTAATGGTTTTCATTGATAGATAAATTATTTAAATCTTTGCCCATGTCGCCAAATAATGTTGATAAATCATATCGGACATCTTCAGCCCTTTTTTTGCGGGCATTGTATTTATCGCCGCGTAAAGATTTTTTATCATTCTGTAATTTACGGCGTGCGCGGGTAATAGTATCTGGCATCGTTACGTTACCTTCTCTAAAATATGACAAAAAAAGCTTAAATTTTTCTCGATCTATTTGGTGCGGGTTATTTTCTAATTCCTCCCACCAATAAAGAGCCACTAATATATTGTCATTGTCTTTAGCTTGGGGATACCTTCTTAAAATATCCTCCACTTTTTCTACTGTTTTCATAATAAGTTTAGTTAGATTCATTACAAACCTAACTAAACTAACCTAACTAACCAAACTAAATAAACTTTTTTTTTTATACTTTGAAGAATGGCGCTGCTATTTTCTGGCCATGTGTCTTTTTCTTTTGCCACTCTGGGTAAGTGGTCTCTTTGTCATTTAAGAATGTGCCAACCTCACTCTGATAAGTCAAAGCCATTGCGTTAGCCTGTGTGCTGTTATTTCTTACTGTGCTACTTCCGCTTGTTTCTGTGCTGTCTTGATTAAGACTGCCCACGCCGTAACGACCTACATTAACGTTGTGCTGTAGTAAAAACCGAGAATAACTAAAATATATAAGCGCGGGCGCTAGGCCATTTTGTCTCACGCTCTCGCCTCGCTTGTTTGTGTAATTACTACCAAAGAATAAATCTGTATATTTTTGCGTGGCAAAGGTTTTAGTATTGACTGTATAGTCATCTAGTAGTAATTTATAAGTTACGCCCCCTAAAAAGGTTTTAAGGTTGATAGTCTGCGCCTCTCTTATAAATATGTTAATACTAGCCGCCGTGATATTAGAGCTAATTTCTCTAAAATCTGCTAAATCTGTTTTATCGATTAATAATTTGTCAAGTAGTAAGGCCATTTTCTTCTAGCATTATAGAGCTTTCAAATTGATTCGGTATTATTTTCCCAAGGTCTAAACCTAGCTTTGCCATTTGTCGCTCAATGTGGTTACGCGTATCCTTAGTTCGTAGATTCATATAGGTATATTCATCCGCTAATTGAGTTGCGGTAAATACTGCCCCCTCTGGTAACATCCCCATGAGGCCGCTAGGGAGGGCAAAATTTTGTAAAATTCTGTTGCGAACGTTAAGCGTTGTATTGATAAATAGACTATCATTGTTATTTGCGGGAATTTGCTCAATAAGATTTTGTACATTTTCTGAATCTTCATCGACGCCAACTACCAAAACACTATTAGCATTAGTGCTACCTTTAAAATCATTTAGTCTTTTTCTAATGGCTTCCTCTTGTTCTTCGCTATCTCCCGCACTTGGATACTTAAAAATTGACATTGATAAAAAGCCGTTGGTAATATTTCCAAGTTCAAACTTTTGCAGTTCGTTATCGCTTTGTGCTGTTTCGATTATTGGATCAATAGAGCTAAGGGGATATTCGTTTCTTTTTGGTGTCGAATATAATACCATTCCTCTATTAGATGTGAGCGCCTCACGGCCATTATCAACGTCATTAAATAAAAGATATCTTAAGGCGTTAACTTTGTCACTTGGTAAAGCTTGTTCGTTGCTGCTCTCCCAATTATTAGAAACGCGGACATCTCTTATTCTGCCTTTCTGATCTGGCAAGCCAAGACGCACAAATTCAAAAGGTATATGCTCAACGGTTTTGACTGATCCAAGACCGCTACTATTTAAGTGTAAAGCGTAGCCGTTATATAATGCTTGATCGTTAGAGATAGCCCAAAGAATATCGTTTGCCGTATCGCCGCGGTCATTAACTTCTTTGTCATTCTCAAAGCCGTCCCCTCGAATAAAGTTAGCCATCAAATTAACAGCGCTTTTTGTTATTGGGCTTAAATTAAAAATAGATTCGATCATTTGAGGATATAAATTATCCACGCCGTACATGATAATATTATCAACGGTATCGCGTGGCGTAGCGATTCGCTGAAATGTAGGCTTAGCGCCAAACGATCCTAAAAAATCCATCTATTTTTTTACTTTTTTCTTTTTGTAAGTCTTCTTAGCCGTTGGCTTTGCCTGTGGTTCCTCTTTAACCCCGAGACGCTTGGCCTCGAGGTTTTGAAGAAAAACAGATTTATACTTACTCTGTCTTAGGTTTCCCATAATTACGATTTTAAAGCTACAAGAGCGGTTAAAGCTGTTGCGTATGTCCCACTACTAGGGTCAGTCCAGAAAACACTTGGTAAAGCGCTCTCAATTCCTCCCGCGTCTGGTGTTGCAAGCTGTATTCTGTACGCTCCGCCTGTCTCATTATCGGCGGGTATACGAATATTTGTAACAACTTCAAGACCCGCATTAATGCCATGTATCTCAAATGCACCGTTTCCAAGGCTTGAGTCATTTGGCCCAAACGTAATGGCAACTTGCGGCTGAAATACCATAGCCTCCAAGTTTCTACGCTGTGAGGCTGAAACATCAAAGCAACTAAAGTCGACAATATGCTTGTATGCGGTACTGTAATTTTTTGGCACAAATTCGGACTGACAACTAATAGATTGCTTAAGGCCTTCAAACTCGAAAAAGGTCTTTCCTGTTTCCATTGTTATGCTTGTACACATATTTGTTTCTGTTGAGTCCATATTGAAAGATGCTACATCCTCCAAGTTTGCGAGAAATAACCGTTGCTCTATGCCGACCGCTAAAGGGTCAGCACATGAGACGGTTGCCCCGCTAAAGATTCCCGCGCAACTCATTACTGCTTCCCATAGACTAGTTCGCTGCCCCTTGTGTACTGGCAGCCAAATTTTACCAATGCTTTGATAAAGAAATCTTCGCTATTAGCAGCGATTCGATCTACCACAATGCCACGGTCTTGATCCATCCACGTCCCAGCCTGTAACTGACCATCTCGGCCGTTGTTAAATACTCCAAGCAAAGCCTTATTTTCTGGAATGCCACAAGATACAACAGGAATACCCGCAAGCGTTGGAACGCCCGCATCCATTATGTTTATACCTTTTGTGATAGTAGCGTCTCTGTAAGCCTCAAATAATTTTTGCTTGTCTTTGTGAGAAACAACAAATTTGATGTTAAGATTCTCTAAAACTCGGCTAGGACAAGCAGCGATCATAGCCTCTAATTTTGCAATGATATTTGCAGCTGTCAAAGCAGCGCCAAACGATAGGTTGTTGATGTCCGAATCGCTGTCCGCATCTAATAATTTAATTAATCCATCAAATCGGGATAACCAAGCGTTTCCGCTTGTGGTGTCACCATTCCAGATAAGATTTTCTAGTCCGTCTGCAATGTCGCCAGAGGCTAACTCGTTAATAGCTGTTTGTGTAACTGCTGCTAGACGTGCATCTACTTGGCGGCCTGTGCTATACTGCCATTCGTACTCATTTTCAAAATCTCTGAGCGGGTTAAACTCCCTATAATACATAATATCTCCTGTAGTGATTAACCTATTAGTTATAGAGTAATCGCCTACGCCTGTTGTAGGTGTTGAAACAGGGGCATGCAAGCTGTTAGCGCTTGAGTCCATTTTAATAATTTCAACCTTATCCATGTATGAAGGTCTTACATTCATCAATCCTCGATCGATGGTAGTCGCACCCAATACGACAGGCAAATGATAATTTGGAATAGGAATGATCCCATTCGCATTCTGGGTAATTGGTGTTATGTCACTCATGATATTTTGCTACTTTTAATTTTTGCTTTCGCGTTGTAAAATGCCTGTAGGCCATTCATTGGCTGTGTGGGCTGTGATATTTGTGTTTTTTGTGGAACGCTGCCTTCGCTTACTACTTTGTCAAGTATTTGCGCTGTGACCTCTCCTACCTTTGCTTCGACTGTTTCTTCAGTACCAGCCATAAGTTCAGCTACTACAGCTTCAACGATTGCGGTGATTTCGGCTACCTGTGTTTCATCAAACGCAGCGACTACCTCATTTTCTGAGACGTCAGCTTGAACGCTTGGGTCAATAGCTTCTGTGACGCTCGCGTCTGTGGTCGCCATATTTGCTCTAATTTTTTCTAATAATCCCATATCTATTTTTTTAAAATATGCCACGGCTTTAAGTGGCTCATAAATTTCTTTTGCAAAGCCAAGCTCAACGGCCTCCTTAGCTGTGAAAACGCTTTCGGAATTCATTAAACTTTGTATTTCATCTATTTTTAAATCGGTCTTTTTCTCATAAACTGACGCCACTATCTCGCTAAACTTTTCGAGGCTGTTAGCCACTTGTCTAAGTTCGTGATGATTCCCTTGCGTTTGATTTATGAGAGCGTTATGAATGGCGAAAGTCCCAGTTTCACTAATTTGTGGCCTCTCGTCTCCACTCAATGCAATGACTGATGCAATACTGCCCGCCAATCCATCGACAAAAACTTTCACATCTCGCCTCTGGAGCATATTCTAGATAGAGAGACCCGCAAACACGTCCCCACCTTGTGAGTCTATGTGTAATTCAATAGGGTCTTTTGATTTAGCAAGCTGATCTCTAACGCTGTTAGCGACTTCTTGCGTGATTTCACCATTTATATAAATGACCATACGCAATTTTAACTAAAAATATTTATATTTGAACAAAAAA